TCTGATCATCCCCGTGGACGATCTGATGGAGTAAGCCTGCATCCCCCTCGATCGTTCCCACAGCTTGATCGAGCCGGGTCTTGAGGGTCATGATTGATTTCCTTAGTGTCTATGGCTACCAGTAGTCCGATGCCACGATGGTTTGATTGAGCCAGGCATGTAGGCGATCCCCCAGCGCGATGGCATCTGGTCCAAGTACTGCGGCCACCTGAACCTCATCCGGACTTAGCCGAGGAAAGTCTTGCACCTCTAGTTGCGCTTTCACCTGCCACCTGTTTCCCGCTAAAAGCTCGGTGTCCCATGGCGCAATGAATCGCGCTTGAACCGCCTGAACGCCCAACCCAGCCGTGAGTGGCATCGCAAACCACAGCACCCCTTGATTGAGCACATGCATCCACCAAGCGTCAAAGACTGCGAACGCCTCTTGCGAGAAGCGCCACTCTGAGCGAACCCGGTAGAGCGTGCTGGTAGATCGCAATCGCATCCGAGCAGCTCCTGAATCGATGTCGGTTCGAATGGCGTTTGACTGCGGGGCCAACCCATATCCCTCAATACGAGGCAACGGCAAGGTGTCCGGCCATACGGGAATCCCCGCCGGTAAGGTCACATCACTCATCGCAAGGCTCCTACTGCGGGATTGAGGCCATAACGTCGCTCCAGAGTGGGCGCTATACCCACACCTTGGTTGATAGATCGGCTCATACGTGCTTCGATCTGCTCAACCATCACATCCAGGCGGGTGGTGCCGTCTGGCTGTTGGCTGGTCTGAACTCGAGCATCCACGCCTGGTGCGTGGTTGTTGACATTGACCACCACCTTGACTGGCGACGGATTGTTTTTAGCCAGTGCACCTCCCAGCGATCGAAGCTGACCAGGCGTGAATACCGCCTCGCCAGGCTGAGCAATGATGGGGACTTCGCCTGCCACTACTCCACCGGTATGAAACCGCTGAGCTCCATCAAAGTGATGCAGTCCGACTGATCGAGTTGCCAGTACATCACTGCCAATCAATCCACCGGTGTGAGCCACCATCGTTCCGCCTGACATCAGGTCAGTGGCACCAGCAGGGAATGCTCCACCAATGCCATTTCCACCACCAGAACCTGCAAACAAATTCAGTCCACTCATCCAACCGGCCAGGGGCAAGGTGATCATTTTTTGGATCTGGATGCGTACCAGGTCCGCGATGATCGAGTTGGCCAAGCTGTTGAAGTCCACCTTGCCGGTCGTTACAAACTGGACCATCGCGTCCTCCATGGACTTGAAGGCACCGGTTAAGGCACGTTCAGCCTGCTTGGCCGCATTGGTAGCGTCCTCAATGTAGGTGCGCAGAGAGCTCCGAAGGCCATAGTCAAAGCTGCGCTGGTATTCCACGTTGGCCCGAGCGAGCTGCTCGACGATCGGCAACTGCCGCGCCAAGGCATCGTTAATCGCAGCGATGGCCTCGGCTTTGAGCCCGGGATCGTTGATTTGCTCGGCCTGGCGTAATGCCATGACTGCGGTCTTTTCCATCTCGAAGCGAGTCTGCAAAGCAGCCCGCTCGATCTCGCCAACGTCCAGAAGCTGACGCTTGAGCTGCAACTCTTCCTGCTTGAGGCGGTTGTTGCCAATGTAGTTTTCGGTGATTTGATGGGCCTTTTGTAGCTCCTTCTCGTACTCCTCGAACTTCTTGTCGGCCTCCTTTTGCTTCTCCATACGCTCGATCATGTCGATGTACTTTTCGGCCTCCTTGACTACCCCCGCATATCCCTTGCGTTCCAGCTCCAAAGCTCGCGCTCTGAGTTCAGCGCCTTCACCTTGAGTTACTCGCGTCGCACGCTGCTCAAGTTGTTTCAAGAACTGCAAGCCCTCGTTGTTCTTCTCAAACCCTGTTAGGTCTAAACCACTTGGCCGCTTACGAGGCATCTTGGGAAGGAATTCGTCATAGATTTTCTGGACCTGCGCGGCTTGCTCGGCAGTATCCAGAACAAACCTCTGACCCATGACTCGAACAGTGCGTCGCTGTTCATCAAAGAACTTTTCGATACGGTTGACGTACCCAGGGTTGTCATTGAGATTCATCAATCGATCGTTGGCGGCCTCCACAAATCGATCGCGAGCTGCTTGCAGTTTGGCTATTTCAGCGTTGATTTGTCCCTCGTCATAACCCATCGACTTCATGGATCGAAGAAGATCTGTCTTGATCCAAGTCTCGACGTCCTTGGCGACGACAGACAAACTGTCAAACGGTTGGCTGATCACGCGCTTGGCAAGCACAGCCGACTCGGCGATGAACCCAAGACCAGTCGCGACCTCCTCAAGGAAGGTCAGGACTTGCTGACGGTTGTGCGTGATCGCTTGCAACTCACTCGTGAATCCTCCGGCCTCGGTTTTGGCCAGAAACATCTGCTCCGTCAGGTCAGCCAGGATCGGCAGCAACGCGGATCCGATTTGGCGCTGAACGCCTTCGTTGACCGCGTGCAAGCGCTTCATGTTGTCGTTGAACTCCTCTGCAGCGCGTGCTGCATCAGCAGACATGACCAGACCGAGGCGCTTGGCCTCTTCCATCATTTCAGTCAGCCCATCGCGCCCTTGGTTGAGCATGGGAATCATGTCCAGTCCGTTCTTGCCGAACAGCTTGACAGCCAGGGCTGCCTTTTCTGCACTGTCAGGCATGGCCGCGAATTTCTCAGCCAGGTCCAACAGCACCTGCTCCGTCGGACGAATCTGCCCTTGTGCATCCAGCGCCGAGACTCCGAATGCCTTGAGCGCCGCGCTGCCTTCTCCACCCTTGACTTTGGCGTCGAACATGGCAGTCGAGAGGAATTTGAGCGCCTTGGTCAGGCTCTCAGCGCTCACATCCGACAACTCTGAGGCATACAGCAACGCCGACAAGGCCTCGACTGAGACTGCGGTTTTCTGGGAAAGCTTGTTGAGCTCTTCGCCAACTTCAGCGACCGGAACAACCAGTTGATGCATGCCGTAACCGACCGCAGCAACAGATGCACCCACGATTAATCCTGCGGGACCAAGGCGACCGAGTACGCTGCCCAGCATCCCGAGACGGGAAGTGGCGTCCTCCATCCGCACGAAGGCATCGTTGGCCGCCTTGGATAACAGGTTCAGACCGGCAGAGGCAGGCTGCGATGCTGACTCGATTTTTTTGAGTGATCGCTCTCCGGCCTCACCCACGTCTGCCAGTTCGGCTTTGACTTTGCCGCCGTCAATGACAGCCAGTCGAATCGATAGGTTACGTTCAGCCATGTGGGTTGTCCGGAGATGGTTTGTTCAATGCTTGCGTCAGGCCCGCCTCTAAGGCAGGAAATAAATGGGTCATGGCTGCGGGGTCTGCATCAAGTGCCTGGCTGGCGGACATCCATGCGTTGAAGTCCATACCCAGCACTGCACCTTGAAAAGCACGTACTTGGGATGAACAGACATCCAGCACCGCGAGGGCCTGCCACCCCTCTTCGGTCCGAGGCGAATTCACCAGGTACGGACACTCAGGACAGGTCGTCTCGCATGCCTCGCAATAAGTGGCCCCGCCACCAAAGTGCCATTCGGTGCGGGCCTTTAGCCGTTTTTTTCGGCATCCAGAAGATAGAGCGCTGCCAGGTATTCACGCTCGAACGCATCAGCCACAGGCCAAAGCTCCATGAGCGCAGCAATGCCGTCCGGCGTGACGGCTGCGGCTTTTCCTTTTTCGTCGCCCACGCCCTCCCAAGCCAAGATGGCAGCCTTGGCCAACTCGGTAATCAGGGTTGCAGTGCGCTCTCCGGCTGCCGCGTGGTCTTTGCCATCGATGAGGGCTGCAGCATGGCGAGCCGCCATGACCAGTGCGGTGGTCGCTGGCTTGACCTTGATACGCACGCCTTGAACCAGGTCGAGCCAATAGGGCTCACGTTTCAGATTGAGTTTGAGCATATTTGCCTCTTAAGTTCAGTACGCAACCACGTCATTGACGAGTTGCACGGTCAGCATGTGTCCGGCTGCAGTGTTCTTGGCAGCCTGCCAGTCAAAGGTGGCCTGAATGCCACCGGGGCCAGAGATCGAGAGCTTGGGCTTAGGCAGGTAGACCTCATGCGCAATGAAGGTCAGGCTCTTGGTGGCGTCAATGACATAGCTGAAGGTCAGCTCCAGCGGCGTGTTGTTGGTCGCGGCATCGATCAATTCCGTGTCCGCGAAGCGCACTTCCAAGTTGCCCGTCAAGCTGGCCACTGTGGGGTCAGCCCCTTCGATCTTTCCGTCGGAACGAATGGTTTCGATTCGCGCCAGATTGTTCGAATAGGTCAATTGCGCTGCAACCACGTTACCCAGGGCTTGGCCATTCTTTTTGATTGAGCCCTGGAACTGGTTGAAGCGAGTGATCGGCAAGGTCGTGGGCGTCGCGTCTGCACTGGCAGTTCGCTTGATCTCGCCTTGAGCAATCAGACCCAAGGTGGCGTCCGCTGCGCCAGAGCGAGCGAACTTCACCTGCAGCGAGTTGGCCATCACACCAGAGGCCAGGAAGTACGCCGGAATGTCCGGCAGTCCCGTCTCCAACGACAAGCTCGGAAGACCTGAGTTGCCAGAAATGAAAGTGTGAGTGTGCGCGGTATCACCAAGGCTCACAGGACTTCCCAGCAGGGCTTTGAGCCACATGCCGATGTTGCGCAGGTCGATGGGAATAACGATGTCACCCTCGACCTTGATTACGTCACGGATGGGCGCACTCGGGTCTCGCCCCAAGCCAATCAGATCGTTGGCAATCAAACCCTGTTCCGAGCCCAGGGTGGTGGAGACAAAGGGAATTTTTCCAAAGTCTCCTGTCGGTGTGGTTCCATAGGTGGGTTCAAACGCAGCCAATAGGCTGGCGTTCGCGCCATAAGCACGAGCCATGATGAGTCTCCAAGTGGTTAAGTTTTGTGGTGCGATCAGGCCAAGGGATGGCTGCTCGCGTAATGCATCACCACGTCCAGCGTGCAGGCCTTGATGCCCACAGACCCTTCGGGGGTGACGTCTTCAAATTTGGGTGACATCACTTCGGCGTGGTCAATCTGTCCGGCCAAAGTCGGGTCAGACATGATCAAGGTGCCAAGCGACTGAAGCAGCTCATCCATACGCGCGTCTCTGGCAGATGCTTCGGGATGCGCGACGTAGATTTCGATGCTTGCAGCGTGCTCCCACAGATAGGTCACAGGCGACAAAGTGACATCGACCTGGGTCATATCCCCATCGCGCAGGAACACCATGGCGTGCTCACTAAGCCGCTCAGGCAGGGATGAATTTCTGCGTA